CTTGGTCTATACCTTCAAGATAACGTAGGGCGCGTGCGTATTTGGCAAGTCTTTCGTGGTCCTTGCTGGTCAAAGGCAGTGGCAAGCGGGCAATGTTCATGTTATCGCGCAAATCGGCCATTTTTACTGCCTTAGCCAATGACGAACAATTCACCCGCTCAATAAAATCTTGGTAATTCTCACCATCTCTTTTGGTGAGTGCGTCAAGTGCCGAAACAATATGCGATGGGAACCCTGCGTTTTGTAAGGCGGATATCGTCCACGCACTATCTTCAACAACGTCATGCAGAACTGCGACAATTTTTTCATCGTCGCTTCGCATTTGTTCCATGACTCGCAGCGGGTGCAAAATGTATGGACGCCCTGCTTTATCGACCTGTCCCTTGTGCGCTTCAGCAGCGATTGCGATGGCCGCCTCGATCAGTTCTTCATCAGTCATGGTTTCTTCTCCAGTGCTTCTTCAATAATCCGCAAGACGTAAGATGATCCGCCATAGGTATTGTTGTGTTCGCGGATTTTTATCAGCGCGGCGGTGAGGGCTTCGATGCGGTCGGATGCTTGGCGCAATCTTTCGCCCATAGGCAGATGAGCGCGACAGGAGTGCCTACCCATCTCGCTTAGTTCTTCAATCAGTTCTTCATCGGTCATGGTTTCTTCTCCAGTGCTTTCAGGGCCGCAACAATCGCTTGGCCGCACTCATCTTGAGCATATGCGTCTGTTACCGCTTCCGCCGCTTCGCGTATCTCTTGAAAGACCTGCGCACGGATGAGGGGTTCGGCTGCGGCTATGGTAAGGACGGCCAAGTCGTAAACGTCATCGTCAAAACCCAATTCAAGGTTCTGATTGGCCCTTTGCTCCTCGCGCATTGCCTTCATAGCCGCTTCGATCATCTGTTCGGTCATGGTTGCTTCTCCATTGATCGCCGCATCAATTCAGCCCTGGCGCTATTGGCGCGGTTTATGCTCAAATAATTGTCCCACGCTGGATTGAGGGTTTGCAGCCAGCGTCTGTGTTGGTGGCAATATCGCCAAAGCTGACGCAAGGTGGCTCTCTTTGCTTCACCCTGCTGCATGGGTGGCCAAATGTGAACATGGCGAAACTGCCACGCGCTAATAGCTTTCCCCTGATTCATGTCGGCTGGCTTTCATTCAACAAGCCACGCAATTGGCATTCCCGACGAAGATGCACTGGTGACACAGCCCAAAGCCCCGCAGAATCGCCCCAGAGACGGCACAGGGCGCGTAAAACGTTATCGCTGTCTCTGACTGCCTGTTGACGCCGATCATGCTCCAGAAGGGCTTCAGCGGCGTTTTTAAGAATATCTATCTCAGCCATTGCTTTTCTCCTGCACGGCCCGTTCAAGCATCATGTGGATCTGGGCGCTCACTGAACGCATATCCGCCTTCGCCATCTCGGTAATTTTAGCGCGAAGATCGCTGGACATTCTGACGGTGACATATTCTTTTTTCATGATTAATCCTTAAAAATTCCAAGGCGTAGCGCCCAATGATTGCGCGACTTTACGGGCTTCGCGTTTACCCAAGACTTCATAGCTTTCGAGATATGTGCGCTGACCATTGACGATCCGCGTTATATCGAGCGTGTCCGCACCAGATTTGCGGCCTTTGGTGAATTCAGCAGCAAGCATTATTCGCCTCCCTTGAAAAGTTCGTCATAAACGACAATCGACATGCAGAGGATGATTCCCAGCAGGATAAAAGCTTCTATCGGCATTTGTGTTCTCCTTGTTTCTATGTGAGCAGAATAATCACACATCCACACATGGTCAAGAGAAAAGTTCGCACAAAGTAATTAGCTTATATTGTCGGCAATCGTTCGCTGAGATTTGTCCGACCAGCGCACGCCATGTTTCGCGCCATATGCGAACAGAAGCTCGATCAGCCCAGTGAACTGCGACTTCGACAGCGTGCTGGATCGCTGGCCCACTGGAAACATTCCAGCGCCTTCCAGTTCCGGCAAAAAGCGCATTTCCTGGCCCAATGCGTGCAGGAAGCGCAATTTCATATCATCGGCTGAGAATGTGGCTGTCTCTGGAACCTGCGCCTGTATATCCGCGATCAAGGGCCACATAAGGCGATTCTGTTCTTGCGTGCGGGTTTCTTCGCCTATCGCCATAACATAGCCTTGTGGGGCCTGATAGATAAGGCTGGCGGCTCGATCTCGGTGCGCCTTCGATACCAGCTTGATCGTGTGCTTATCCATCACGCGCCCTTTCCAATTCACTCCGCTTCGGGCTGGCTTTCACAAATGCCCGTGCAAGTTCCTTCATGTCGATGCCGTGCTTTGCCTCGAAAGACTGCTCACCGATCCTATGCTGTTCGGAATGGCAATCGCGGCAAAGGCTGATTGTCCACATATCGCCAGGCTTTAACCCCATCCCCCCGTTCGTTCCCGTTCTGACGTGAGCAACCTCGATATGATCATAGGTCTGACATACACAGCAGGCGTGGGAGCGAACGAACTTGCAATGCGCTGGCGATACGAACCGCTTGGGACGCTTTGCAGCTTGTGGGCGACGGGGCGGCAGCATCTTAAAGACCCAGTGCGTCTTTATAGGTTTCGAGAACGGCTTCCCATTCCTGGCGAACATGGGTTTCCATTCGGCGTAGCTTTACGATCTGGCGCATAACCTTCACGTCAAAGCCGCTTGATTTGGCTTCGGAATAAACTTCCTTAATGTCTTCCGATATGCCGCGCTTGGTTTCTTCAAGCATTTCGATCCGCTCCAGATACAGGCGGAGTTGGTCTGCTGCTACGTTCATTAGAAAATCTCCCGTTCAAAGCGCATGTCTGCAGATGCAAAAGGCACATCGTCCAGATCATCGGCATATCCTGCGGTAGTTGGTTGTTGTGGTTGGCTGTCACTGCCTGCACCTGATCGGCTTTGCGGATCAACAGTCTGCGCATTGATTTGCAGGTAAGTCTTGCCGTTATGCTCACGGGTGGACAATTCACCGATCACGGTGATCTTGGTTCCCTTTAGAACCATCTCTGCCAGCTTGGGGCTAGAGTTCCATTTCGTCACATCGAACCAGAGCGTTTCCTTCTTATCGCCCCAGCCCACTGATGCGCCCACGGAAAAGCTAACGAAACCTTTTCCGCTTTGCCCTTCCTTATAGACCGCATCCTTGCCGACATTGCCGACGATGGTTGTAATAACTGTCACGCTTCATTCCTTTCTGCATTGCGCTTTTCCCGATTCTGTCGAGCAATCAGGCTGGTGCATTTCGGATTGGTCGCGCCAAGCCTTTGCCCCCTGCCATTGTAAAACTTCCTGCGTGGCGGATTGCCAGTCGCTGACGGATATTGCTGACGCTGAATGCGTCTTACCAAACTGCTCATTATGTCACCTTTCTATAAATGGCTTCTAATTCTGCGACGGTTGCCAAAATCTCAGTAAGAAACCCAATCGCGGCGCTTTCGATCTCCGCAATCAAGTCATTATCCCGATCAACCCGCTGAATGTGCAATTGCATTTCAACCGGCATTCGCGGATCGAAGCTAACGAAGTCGCACCAATCTCTTTCGGTGCAGGCCATCTGCCATTGCATCTGCTTGATGTATTTGTCGGGGATCTCGCCGCCGCGCAGTGTGGTGATGTGCGTTGCGGTATTCGGACACTTTATCTCGACCAGTCCATCATCGCCCACAAAGCCATCAGGAGACGCGCCAGACCATGCCAGGCGGGGATGCAGAACGAATGGGGCTTCGATAACCTCAACGTCCTGCATGAAGCCGTAGGCGGCTCTAGCGGCTGCTTCTGTGTCTATGCCATGCTGCATCGCTGCGCTTGTGAATCCAGATTCCGCAACACCTGTCAGGCGCTCTGCAATAAGCTGGGCGGCATAGTTTGCCCTAGACGCGCCCCATCCTTTCTGGGTGCGCGCCATCATATCGGCAATGCGTGAAGCGGTAAGATGGCCGCAGCGTTGTGCGAACCATTCGGTTGTGCGCTGCTCGATCATGCTGCGTCTCCTTTGGCTGCCAATTTGGTTTGCAGGCTTTTCTCCGCATGGGCGAATTTGTTTGCAGGCAATTCCGGCAGCGATTCGATCCCATAATATTTGCAGAATGCCACGATGTTCGATCCGCTGGCTTCGATCAGCGTGCGCAGCATATCGCATTGCGTCTGGTTGATCGGTTCGTCGTGCTTAACCTGTTTAACGGCAGCATTTCCATCATCATCTTCGGGCGCGATTCCGAAAGCAGCCATCAAGCCATAACGGCGGCAATAGGTAAGGGCGCTACCGAAGCCGTGAGCGTCTTGCTTTGATGCGCGGATAAAGCATTTGCCACCGCTCTTTTCCTCTCCGCTTATATGCAGATAAAAGGTTTCAACGCAGGCTCCCAGTTCATGCTCAATTGTTTCTTGGCGATACCAGAGACCGTGTTTTACAATAGGGCGGATCGCTTCGATCACGTTGCCAAGGTCGGCATATTTTGACCGAAACGCTGGGTTGCTTTTATCCTTCGAAGCACTGTCAACTTCGGGAAGTGCCTTAGCCAAAGCGGTTATAATCTCTTTCATATTAAAGCCTCCTGTTCTGCTTTCCATTCATTCCACTCTTGCTGCGTAAAGCTATCGGCCTGATCGAGCGATTCCCAATCATCGCCGTAGCGGCTGCGCATCTCTGCATCCCATGCTTCGCTGCTCGCGTTCAGGTAGAAGTCTACGCTGATCGGCTCGGCAGGCCAGACCGTAATCAGGTCAACGCTTTCCAAAACGCGGGTAAATTGTTGTAGGCTATTGCGGCCATTCATCGCGTTTCTCCATGATTAGGATGAAAATTAAAATGGCGCTCGGCAGCAGCGCGAGCTTCAGCGGCTGCGTTAAAAGTTTCAAAATACCCCAAATGGTGCTTTTTATTATCAATCCTAATATATGCCACAAACTTTTGAGCTGCTTTTTGAAAATGAACTCCAGTTCGACCGCTTGTATTGGTGCAATGACGTTTTTGGTTTCGAGCGTTTTCAACCGAAGATGCTTCTCGCAAATTGGAAATTCTATTGTCGCTTGTATTGCCGTTAATGTGGTCAATTTGCGCCTTGGGCCATGATCCTGTGACAAGCGCCCAGACTACACGATGAGCTGAATAATGCCGACAATGAATTGTGCCGCTCAAATAACCTTTGATGCATTTTCGAATGAAAGCAGGTTTGCCAGCATAACGAGTATTCCATCGCCTCCAATCACGAGCCTGATGTGTTTCCGCATCACGAGTTAGCCAAATCAGATCATTGCCTTCTAATGCAACAAGCTTTTGCAATTGCTCTACAGGCAAAAGGCTTTCTGCTGGAGTCATGACTGCACCCCAAAAGCTTTGTTGATACGTTCGATGCGCTCGGCAAGATCGGCTGACATTGGCCGCGCCTTCAGACGCTCGATCAATGCGCGTTCTTCGTCGCTGGTCTCTGGGTTGTCAAAGTGCGGGTAAATGACTTTTTGCATTTCTGCCTCCGTTGTTGTTGCCCCCACTTTACGCACATTGCAATTTAGGTCAACAAATAAATTCGAAATTTTTCGCTTGATGTTAAAAAGCGTCTAATTTATAGGGCCAATATGGATAGAAAAACTCTCATGGATGAAGTGGCTAAAACCGCTTTAGATCGCCGCATTGAACTGCACGCTTTGTTTCGTGCTGCGAATGTCTCGCCATCAATTGCACATCGCTACACAAAGCAGGGCATTCCTCC